GCTGAAACGGGCGCGCTCGGGTTTTCGAGATTACGAGCCTCCGGCTTGCGGAGACGGTCGAAGATGCCCATCAGGTCAGGTCCACGCGCATGGTTTGCGCGGAATATAACCTAGATGGGCTGGAATGTGAAGGCTTTGCACATTTCAGCTAAGACCGCCCGGCCTTTCCAAGCCGCGCCTTGCCCAGCCGTGCCTAGACCGCCTCACCGTTCCAGACCGTGCCATGCCACGCCTGATCTCGCCACGCCATGCCCCGACCGCCTCGCCGTGCCCAGCCGTGCCATGCCAGACCCCGCCTCGACCGCCTTGCCTCGCCGGGCCTGGCCCAGCCGCACCCGGCCTAACCGTGCCCTGACCGCCTTCCCTCGACCAGCGCCACCGCTCAAGCGGTATGCGCCACGCTGCCGTCTTCTGACGACGCGATTTCTTCAATGGCCGACAGATCAACGCCAGCCGCCTCAAACACGCCACGATAGCGAGACAGCCATCCCCGGAGAGCAGACGCGCCTTGCCGCCGCAACTCGGCCATCTGATCAATGTCGGACGGGTCCACCGGCTGATAACCACCGCCCGCCCGTCGCGCAGCCATAGGCGAGACGAACGCAGGATATTCCCGCGTCGTGATCTGCACCACGCTCGCCTCGACGGTCTCCTGCTTCGCCACGATCCGCAGGCCAGAGGCCATCCTGCGAGCCAGACCGATCCGGTGCTGACGAGCGGCCTCGGTGTCGCTCATCCCATAAAACGCCTCATACATCTCATGGTCAGGCTGACCGGCCAGCCAGTCCACGAACTCAGGCGCGACGAACATGTTGCGACCCGTCTCGGCCAGATAGGCGTCGATGATCCGCTGCCGATCCTTTGCTTTGAAACTCATTCTGCATCCTTTCGTTTCAGTTGATGGTTAACGCTAGACTTACCGCAGCAAGCCAGAACACGACAGGACCGCCGCGCCACGCCACGCCGCGCCAAGCCCGGCCCAGCCCCGACCGCCCAGCCAAACCGTGCCACGCCCCGCCCTGCCTAGACCGCCTCGCCGGGCCTTGCCGCGCCCTGCCGCACCGTGCCCAGCCCAGCCTTGACCGCCTTCCTTGACCGCATGGGGCGACCGTAGCCGCCCCAGCCAATAGCATTACGCAGCCCGCCGAAGCCGTTCTTCCTGCAAAAGCTGCATCAACTCGCGCGTATCGTCGTCGGCAACCTCCGGGTTTTGCAGCGCAAACTCCTGAGCATCCCGGCCTTCCGCCGTCACTTCGTCCCAGTAGTCTTGCCAGTCGCCAAGATCATCGCCCGCAACCGCGAACGTCCCGAAGCTGCCGCGCCCCTTCTCCTGCCGGAAATCCCCGATGCCGACGATGACGCCCGCATTGCTCAGGAGCGAAACAATCGAGTAGATCGAAAGCGTCGGCTCCACATAGGCAATGTCAACCTCAGCGCACCAGCGGGGAAGAAAAGCCCGCGTCCGAATGTCCGGGGTCTTGTTCATGTCAGCCGACCGAACAACGTCCATCTTGAGATAGGGGCGTCCCCACATCTTGATACGCTGCTCCGGGAGGAAAATCAGACGTTGCACGCTGGTCTTGGTGACGCCAGGGGTCTCTAGCGCCGCCGTCGCCATTGCCTGCTTCACGCCCGGCGCCGGGAAGCCGAGAAGCGTCGGGCCGCTCGGCAGGCGATAGACGCTGGCCCGATATTCCTCCTCGGGGTTGTGTTTCAGTTCGCGCTTTTCGGCGGCGGTCTTCTTTGCCCCGCCGATCAACAGCGACCGTTTGGCCTTGGCGCTCATTGCGTTGAAGTAGAAGGGCGTGGTGCCGATCAGCTTCAACTTTGCGCGGCCTTGCTTCAGCGCCTCGATATGAAGCGCGCCAGCTTCTGCTTTCTTGACTGCCATGTTTGCATCCTTGTTGCGGACGCACGTCGCCTGTCGCATTATGCGGCAAGGTCAACCGTGCATCCCGGTTGGCTTAGGGCCGGTCTCCGAGGCTGCAACCTCAACCGGCCCGTTCATCTAACGGCACTGGAAAAATACTGTCAATAGAAAAATGCTAGTCCCCCAGCAAGCCACCCCGGACATGCCGCACCACCGCACAACGGCAGTTGTGGCTTACAATCCCGTCCGAAACGATTAGACCTGTATCAGTTTCGCAATTGTAGACAGGACCACGATAATGAAACCTCTTGATCGCCGCGACTTTGACAACCTCAAAGGGCCTCAAAACACCAGATGGGCCACCATTCGCAAAAGTCTCCTGCCGGAGGTCCAGCGCATGTTCGATGCCGGATACAGCGCCAACGCCATGGCGAAGGCCCTCAATGTCTCTCGCAGCATGGTTAATAGCTGCCTCTCTGATTTGGGCATTGAGCGTCCCAGCGTCAGCGAGGGAAACCGCAGACAGGCCGCCATGGCCACACCCGAGGCGAGACTGGCCCGCGCCAGAGCCGCTCATCAAGCGGTCAGAATGATCGGCAAGGCGCCGATGACCCAAATTAACCATGCGGTTCGCGAGCAGAAGTCCCTTCGATACATGGGTGTCTGCCAGGCTTATGTCGCCGAAAAGATGACGTCCCTCGGCTATCATTGCGTCCCGCAAATGGCCTTGTGCGGCTACAATATCGACGTCGCTATCGGGCATGTCGCCGTGGAAGTTCACAGCACCAGCGTTCGCCCTCACAACACCACTCAAAGGCTTCAGCGAATTGGGCTTGAGCGAATTGTAAAGCTCATCAATGCGGGAATGTCGGTCTTTTATATCAGCGTTCATCCCAATTCGGATACTGTCCCCGACACCAGCATAAATGAGTTGATCGCCTTCCAGGACATGACGCGCGGGCTTCCAGCCGGAAAGGGTCAATACCGGGTGATTCGCCGTAACGGTGAAATTGACTGGTCCTGCGAAAGAGAACTCAAAGAGATCACCGCTGTATTCGCAGAACATCACATGCTTAATGCCAGCTAGACGCACTTTGGCCCAAGGCGGTAGGCAATTGATTACAGCCCCGCCGGGCTTCCCCGCCTCCCCCGGATACATGATCGGCATAGGCGGGCGTCCGCGCCACGGCATGAGAAACGGTTGATCCTGCGGCACGCGCTGGCCGTTCATCGACGCGTGGTCAAACTCATCCCCCATGCCATGACGGCGCGTGCGGATGTCCTCGACCGATACCCACTCCTTATCAAGCTGTAGGCCAGTCGTCTTCGCCACCTCATCCGACGCGAAATTGGCCGCCCCGTGCGTCTCCGTCCGCGCGATGATCCGGCTTCGCGTGCGCGCCAGATCGGGCACCGCATCGCGGATATTGCGGGCGATAGCCTCCACCCCCAGCCCGTCATCCTGCCCGCGCTGAATAATGATGATGATCTGATTTCGTGTCGTCTCTGACACGGACGTGATGCGCCGCCGGATCGCCTCCAGGTTCACCCATGCGTTTGCCAGTGAGCGGAACAAATCCCAGAGCGTGCTTTCCTTGATTTCCAGCAGGCCCATAGCCTTGCCCTGCGTCACGATCCGGCGCCCGAACGTCCGCGCCGAAGCCTCTGCCAATTCAAGATAGATCGCCCGCACATCTTGATAGTGCTGGTCCGACGCGGGCGGGGCAAAGCCTAGCCCCTCGTATTCCGTGGCGAGCCGATCGCTCTCCGCCACAATGGCCCCGGCTATCTTGCGCCGATAGCGGGCTTCCAGAACGTCCAGAAGGCGGGATTGGATTTGCGCCTCACGCTCGGAGCCATGCGAGATGAACGCCGGTTTCCGGGCCATCAGTCATCCGCCGCGTCTGCGATCCTGTTTGCCCATGTGCGGCCCGCGTCACCGCCCCAGCCATCCCAGGCTATGCGCCATGCGGTCGGGCCTCCGTCCGGCTCCTTGGCGCTGTAGTGCTTGTCACGGTTGACGCCATGGCGCGCAAAGAATGACACCATGCGGTTGACGGTCTCCAAGCTGAGGTTGGCCCGGTTGGATATGTCGCGGGCACGCGCAACGCCGGTTTGCGTCATGCCTCGGCCATATTCCTTGCGCCACTCCAGCGCACGCCGCGCTGCGTTCGCCATTTCATCGGTCGGCTTGTGGCCCTCGGCCTTCGTGTCAAAGTCCAGCCCATAGGCCAGCGCCTTCATGTCATCCGGCGGGATAGTCGGCTGAGAAGCCGCAAACTCCCCATCCGCTTCCGGCTCATAGCCCATCAATTCGCGAGCCTCCTGCCGGGTCAGCACGCCCTTTTCATAAGCTGTCACCGCGCGGTTGAACATGCGCTCGCGCAGGTCTTCCAGCGCTGGGATGGTGTCCAGATCAATCCGCAGTTCCAGCCCGTCGCCGAAGCGGGGCATGAGCCAGTTGTTCAAAGCGGCAATAAGCTCGTCCAGAACCGGGATAACCGTGTCCGTGTAAAGCCGCTGCTTGGCTTGTTCGAGATTGTTGAACGTGCTGGCGTCGTTGTCGATCAACGGCAGCGGCACGCCCAGCGCGGATGCAATGTATTTCGCCATCTCGCGCATGGTATTGGAAAAGTCCATGTCGCGCGCCGATTGCGAAAGCTGGACCCACTCTGCATCTTCGGCGAGCATGGGGATTTCCCCCGCGTTCTCCGGGCCGGTCATGCGGGCCTTGAAGTATTCCCGCATCCGCTGGATTACCTCGCCGCCTGGATACCCGCCCTTGAAGCGCACCAGACCGGACGGGCGGGCGCTGTTCTTCAGCAGGCTGTAGTTCCAGCGCATCCCCGCGTTGTGCGTGTCACCGGCCAGCGCAGCCGCCATGAGGGGCGATTGCCCGCGCCAGTAGTCGTCGGGGTTGTAGGTCTTGACGAACATCAACTCACTTTGCCCGGTCAGGCGGTCCACGGGGAAAGCCCGCTTTGAGTTGTTGACCTCATGCACATACTCGCTCGGCAGGCCGCGGCGACCGGGCACCACCTTGATATGCGCGGGATTGAGCGGCCAGATTTCAGCCGGAATGCCAGCGTTGCCCGAGACTGCCGCCATCTCCCCGAACAGCATTCGGTTGACCAGCATCTCAGTGACCCACGCATCCCAAGTCATCGAAGGCGTCGGGCGCTTTAGCAGGTCAAGCGCCGGGTGTTCCTCAATAGCGTCACCAGTCGGGCCATACAGTTCAATCTCGATTGACGCGGCGGCTTTGGTGATCTCCGTTATCGCGCGGTAGACGATGACGTTTAGCTGGTAGCCCTCGCGGATGTAGTCCTGTGCGCTAGACTTGCGGGACCACGTTTCGCCCACGGGCAACATGAAAGCGCCGCCGTTCGGGTGTTCTTTCGTCTCGCGACGGGTAAAGGGCCAAGCCATCTATAGCTCTCCAACCACGTCGCCAGAGCCGCCCACCATAGGCTCCAATGCGTATCTCAGGGCGTCAATGTAGTGGTTGTGCGCGTCTACCAACTTCGGCATGATGTCTCCGGTCAGGCGGTCCTGCTTATACGAATACAGCCGAAACTCTCGCGCGGTTTCACGGCATTCCGGGTGGATAATAACACGGGCGAAA